GTATTGCTATTAGTTCACAAGTTACAGACTCATTGAGACTTGCATCAAATTCGCTAATGCTATTCATGTAAAACAATCCGTTAAGCGATTCAATGTAAACGGGTTGCGAAAAGTCGAAGTTCATGTATTGAACTATATCAATGTTTAACCTCGCTTCTACTTGCATGAGTAGGCGGAATGTTTCCAACCAATTACCGTAATAATCGGGTATCAATGCGGAATAGTCGAGTTCCCAAGTGCTTTCTAACCATTCGGTAGGATACGAGTATCCATCTATCCTTATCGCATTACCCGTGGTTTTTAGGCTAACGGTCATGAGCTTTTGAGCTATGTCATCCGCCGTCGGTATGCAAACCGCGTTCACTTGGTGAGTTGTAAAGCATAACTTTACAGCTGCGGCGGCGAATGGTGCTTTGTAGTGTTCCTTTTGTGGGTCTAACGCCGCATAAGAACAAACGATTTCGCCACGTCCATATATCGGATTAGGCGCTATGAGAGGGTCTTTCGCGTCTTGCTCCCAAACAAAAAGGTTACTTTGGGCATAATTCCCGAAATAGGGTTTAAACTTGGGTTGCTCGGAATAGTCAACCGTTAACGCTTGCGGCGCTTTGTTCGGGATATTGTTAAGCAGGTCAAACCTTACTACTTTTTGGTCGGTATCAACGGACTGGATAACTCCGAATGTCGTAAAAATCCACTTCACAAAGTCGGATTGCTTCATCTTGGGCAGGATTCCCGAGGCTTCGACGGCGTTTTTGTTGGCTGTGTCCGAAACCCTGAAAGCCTCTTGATTTTTGAGCGGTTGAAAGCTAGAATCTACGTATTCGATGCCTGTTACTTCGATTGTTCCTGATGCTATATCAGCGCTCAAAGGCTGTCCATCTGTGGCAAAAATTAAGAAATACCGATAAGTCGAATTTTGCATGATGTAAGATTCAAATTCAAATTCGTAATCCTGAAAGGTGTCATCGCATTCAATTGTAAACGGTGCAAATGGCACTCCTGATGCTAAAGGGTCGTATCCAATACCCACAAAAGCGATTGGCCGCGTTCCTGATGAAACAGGAAAGTCAGGCACGCTCATGTTTATCTTGAGTTTAACCCTAACTTTTATGCCCTCAACATTATTAACCAAACTCCATTGAAGCGGCGCTGTTGTTCTGTGGGTATAAAAAACCGCGCTCCCTTCAAAATTACTAACACCTATTTCTACCGATGTAGCGCCTGTATTGGCAGGAACTGTCCCTTTAAAATCCATCCTCCTAGGATTGGCCGTCCGCTTGAACGCGCCGCATTGAGGTATTACAGTGCGGTTGAATCGGTCGTTATTGAATAGCTCGCTTGCTGAATCAATCGTAAATCCTGCCTCGGTTACAATACGCTGTAAAGCATACTTGACATAAATCGAAGGCCTCCAGTCGGTGAAAACTTTGTGGCTACTTCCGCTTCCTGTGTCCCATTGTCCGCCGTAATTTATGTCCGGATAGCAAAGTCCTGTTAGGTCGTTTCGACGTGCAACAACCTCAGCGGCGTCGTAAATATGATCATGCTCGCTCATGTCTAAGTCCTGCAACTCCTTGCCCTTAATGCGGTTGAATAGGTCGAAGTTATCGCCCATCACTTGGACGTTGTAAAAGTCTTCGTCAATATCTTCAACATACGCGAAGCCCTCCATAATGTCGGCACCTGATGACTTTATCAATGCCTCGAAGCGTTGGTAAACCTTTTCGAATGTGCTGTTTATGGTGGTTGGATACCCGAAAAAATGATCCATTGCAGGGGTACGAACAATCTTCATCGTGTTGGCAAATTCGCCCTTCGCTTTCTGAAACTCGCCTATATCGTTAGCTGCTTTTGAAAGCAGGACGCGGCTATCAGGGTCTAGGTCAACCAGCGTGCCGTTAAGGTAAAGTTCTATCATTGCCTTGCAACTGTTTTTTGTTGAGCGTACCTAAATTCAAACTTGATTTCAAACCGTTGTGCGCCGTGGTCTAACACGACAAAATTGGAGCGGTCAAGAATAACGGGAAGCTTATAAAAAAACGTGTTTGAAACGTCCCACACTTGCAAGGCTTTTCGAATGCCAATAATCGCTTGGTACATCTCAAAGGAAATAATTCCCGTGCTAACTTCAACCGCGTCATAGTTGCCTGTTACCTTGGTTGAGTATTCGGTCATGCTGCTGTCCATCGCTACTACCTCATCGCCATCTCGCCATTTTTCAACGGGCACGCCCGAAAAGGTGAACTGCTGAATGAATCCTGCACGGTTAAGCCATGCGAGGCTATAAGCAGGAAATTGGTCGCAATAGTTATAATTGATAGGTGCTGAATTGGCCGTACCTACCACAATGTCGCTATCCCATACGGCCTTTTCATCTTCGGGTGAAAACTTCATGATAAGCAAATCATCCTCGCCTCGGCGCATGAAATACCGCGCTTCGCTTCGAAATACTGGATTAGTGTCGGGTTCAATATCTGAAATAACAAACCACTCGCACGCCCTTAATACAAGCCTGTAACCTGAATATGCGCTATTCCCTGCGCTGTCTATAATCTTGAAAAACAGGAACATGCCGGGAAGCTCCTTTGTAACATCATCGTAAGCGATATTGTAAAGCGGTGGAAATGCCGATTGAATAAAGGCCGTAATGTCCACGGTAAAGCGCCCTTGATTGTCGGGTCGGATTTTGAAGTCGGATACCCTGCGATAAGTACCCAAAGATGTATCAGCAACCTCGATGCCCCATATCCAATTTGTAAAAATACCCTTTCCCGTGCCGCTTGATGTGGCTGTGAAAGGAAGGTCAATGGTGATGTATTGCGGCGGTGTGTCGGGGTCAGATTGCACGTCAATAACCTTGTAAGTTCCTGCTAAGGTACCCGTGATGGTAACACTATCTCCCACCGCTGGGAATGTTGGAGAAGCTAATGAAATGATTAACCGCGCTTTCCCCCCTGCATTGGTGACGCTCGAGAAGCTGAAAGCGTTATCCGATTGCTCAAAATAGAACTTCATCCCGTTGGGGTCGTAAGCCGCGAAAGGCTTTTCGGTATCGTTAGCCTGACTATTTCTAAGGTAGTTGTATAATGCCATTGATTAGTTCGTTTGAAAGTTGCTCGTTAAACTCTTGAAGTATTGAATCGTCGGTAGCCTCAGCAAAAAGCCCTGAATCTTGGCCGTTGAACTTTTGGAAAATGGAAGAACCATAAGCGCCAATATTGAAGGCAATAACCGATGGATTACCCTTAACGCCCTTGTTTCCCATCCATCGGAAAATATCTTCGACGCTGGGAATTTCGCCCGGTTCACGGCCATAAACAACGTCCCTCCAGTAAGAGTTGGCTAGTATCTCCAAGGTGTATCCATCAATGCGATAAGTTAATGAATTGGCAAGCTCTCCCGATGCGTTAACAACCGATTGAAACTCGCCTTTTGATGGTGTTACCCTCGGTATTTGCTTGTTTCGAATATTGTCCTGCATGATTTGAATCATACGTTCGGCCAATTGCTTAAAGGCTTCGTCAATTAGCATCTTTGAGCATCGATTAAATTAAAGCGGATTGAAACGCCTGTTAGCATCTTGGCCAGTATATTCTTTTCGGCTGTCATTTCAATATTTCCGTCAAGTTGATATTTGCCCGCCCTGATTTTTTGCACGCTGAAAAAGTCCGTGGCGAAGTCCTGAAAGAGCTGCTCCATCCGCGCTGTTATGTCTTCGGTCGTGTCTTCCAGTAAAAGCGAAGTGTTAGTGTCCGGTGCCGCTCCCGGCGTCGACTGGTCAAGAAATAGCAATATGAAGCTGTGACGGTTGTTCGTTCGCCTTGTTGGGTCGAAGTTGCTTCGTGCGTGCATGAGCGCAATAACAGGCAAAGGCATGTTTTGCGTCAAGCTCGAAAGCTCCGTTCTACGGGCGTTTAGGTCTTTGCCGTTAAGGTTGACAAAGCTGCCGTATTCGTTTACCTCAGCCGCGCTAACGCGTATAAGGTCAATTAGTTGTGATTGATTCATAATCAGCGCGGTATGTGTCGCGTAAAGATAGCAAGCTCTTTAATTGTAAGGCCTCGCAAGTGGGTAATAACTTGACCTCGTTCATTTTAATGGGGTCAAATCCTGAAAGCATGGCTAAAGTTGCATACTCTCCAAAGGGTTTAAAGCGGTCAACACCTGCCAATGATGCCCTGTTACTTTTGTTTTTTGCCTCGAAAACCGGGTATTTTTTCAACATGTCTTCATATTCCTTCACTACCCTCGCAGCTTCTTTGTAAATGCTTGGCAATGAATCGTTTAGTATTGACAAGTTAAAGTAAACATTTACTATCGCCTCGGCCATAAACAAAGCCGATTTGCCCGACTTGCTGAAAATGGCCATAGTCTTGATATACTTTTCAAAAGGTTCATTCTCGAAGTCACACTTGGGCAGTTGTTCGGTTTTTCCGAATAACTCGGCTTTGGTGATGTTTCCGTAAAGAATCTCCACGCTATCCGCAAAAGCGAGTAGTTCATCAATAGCTTCGCGTTCGTTTGGCATGAGGTCATTATACCAATGTGGAGGAATGCCTGTTAACTTATAGGTTAATTCTGCCCTGTTGTCCGGTGGCGCTGCCTGAAAGCCTACGTACTGCCCGAACGTTATGTCAAAATAGGACGTTGGTACCCTGAAATGAACGTCGTTAATGTTGATGATTATCATGCGGTAAATCCTCCGGGCGTATTAGTTCGGCTATTGGCGTATCGCATCGCGTCAATAGCATGGTCATCACCTTCAAAAGCGCCGTTTTCGTTTTTGATATACCCTCTTAACTCTTTGATTAAGTTCACACTACGTGAAGTGACATAAAGCGGACGTTCAAGCAACTTGATTATTCCTGCTTCGATACTGCCCGGCGGCTTGTAAGCTTTGAAGGCCTTTAGTCCTGCTTTAGATAGTTCGTCAATTACCATTTTGTTATGGTCACACAAAATTAAACCATCCCTGTTTAAGGGCTTGCACGCGGCGACATAATCGGCTGTTGACATTCTAGTCCGGTAAAGATATTCGTCTGCTATGAATGAGCCATTCCAATTGTAAAGGCTCACTCCTGCGGCTGGGTCAGGCTCAAATCCGAAGTCTAAGCCATGGTTAATTAATCTTGCATCCGGTGGAATAGTATCGATGAGGGTGTAATCTTGGAAGACAGCGCCCTGTAAAGTACCTATCTCCCCATCGATGTAAACCCGGCACCAGTTTGCCCAATACTTTGAGGTCTTCGCCTTTTCGCGCCTCGAATGAAGCATCTCAACTTTACTTTCCGGGCATCCTTCGTTATCGGTATATTTCAAAAGCAGGAACCCGGCGTTCGGCTCGGTTAATACTTCAGTATGCGCCCAAAATT